TAGATTTGGATTACTATAACTGAACCGTCCAGTGACTGTTCCTCCTGTTTCACCACGCATTTGATTGATATCGGCGTGAATTCTACTGTGCGAAGAGTGTGTTAATATTGTGTCAATAAATGTTGTGCGTGCTTTATTAAACTCTCTTGCTTGTACAACCATTTTTGCTAATGGATGTTTGTGTGTTGTTAAAAAGTTTTTATCAAACTTTGGTTGTCCGGACTTTTCTGTGCGCTCGTATCTAATATTTAATTTATCAAATGCTTTTGCTACACTTACTGCCGCCCAGATATCAACATCAACACCTGTATCTTTTTTTATTTGTGTAAGTAATGTTGTTTCTTTTTTCTGTAAATCTTTTTTTATTTTATCTGCTTTGTTTAAATCAACACGTACACCTTTTGTTTTCATGTCAAGAAGACAAGGAAAGAGTCGTGTCTCTAAATCAAAGATACTAGATAACTCTTGCTTAATTATTTCTACTTTAAAATGTTGCCATAATCTAAGTGTAAGATCAGCGTCTTGTTCTGCGTATGGACCAACATACATAGCAGGCAACTTATACATTTGTCCTTTTGCATCGACGCCCCATTCTTTTGCGGCTTCATATAATAATGCTTCTGACTTTGTATCTTTTAAATAATCTTTACCTAACTCGTTTAGTGAATATCTAAATCTATTTTCATCTATAAGTGGTGCGGCAATCAAGGTATCAATAATTCTACCTTTTACTTCTACACCCCACCATCTAAGCCAACCTACATCATAAGAGGCGTTATGAAATATTTTATCACATGGTAAATCCATGATCTTTTGTATTTGTCTTTTAAGTATACCTTCATCAAAGTTACCACCACCCTCATGACGTATAGGAAAATAACCTTTCCAACCTTCTACAGCTATAGCAACTCCTGCTATATATCCATTATTTATTGCCCAACCCGGACCATTTGTTTTAATGTCTGGATCGTATGTCTCTAAATCGACAGCTATTTCTTTTGCGTCAGATAAGTTTGGAACTTTTTCCGGTGGTGTCCACTCACTCGGTGGTTGAAATAGTGGTATCTGTGTCATCATCTTTATCCTGTATTTCGCCTGCAATCGCCGCATATCCCGCCATGTCTATGTAACAATCTTCTGTAGGTCTGTGTTTAAGTCTTGCCACTTTTACAAGCAACATACATATCGCGACATCATGTGCTGATATATTATAATCTAAATATGCACTCCATAACTTTGAAATGTTTTCATGATTTTGATACTTGTCTCCGTAATCCATTTGACGTTGACCGGAAACTATCTTTGCCGCTGTATCTAAATACTCTCTAGTTCTCATCTTTCTCCTTTGGTTTGATGGACCGTAAATCATTTTGCAACAGTTGTAAATCAAGTAGTAATATCTTCAACTGATGATCAACTTTTTCACGGTTAAGTTTTGGTAACTCAGCACGTATTTTACGTACTTGTTTCTCTGTTACACCAACTTGTTTAAGTGCAGTCTCTATTGTAAACATTAAAATGCCTCCGAAAATTCTCTATCCGATTGTGATCTCACAATGTTCAAAGTGTTTCTTGCGCGTGTCATTCCCACATAGAACACACGTCGCTCTTCGTCTCGTTGTTTCCAATACGACGCATCGGCTTTACGAGTTAAATCTGTTAGTAACATTACATTATCTGCCTCTCCACCTTTTGATCCATGTATCGTTGATAGTTTGATCCGTGGTGCGCGTCTAATGTTTTCTTTACGACGTAAACACATACGTACGTAAGTTTTCTTTTGCGGTTCAATATTTTCTAATGCTTTGAACCAAGGTAATTCTTTATCTAATTTTAATCCATAATCAGATGTCAATGTATCAAAGGTAAATGTTTTATCTTTATCTACATTCTTCATTGCTTTAAATTTTTTATCAACACCCTCTCCAGTCTTAATGTAATTATAAAAAGCTTTTACTCTTTTAATATCTAATTCTTTACCTCTACGAACATCTTCCCATGCAAGTATAGCTTCATGCACACGTTTATTAATAGATGTTCTATCTCCTCTTTCGTAAAAGTAACCATAAATTTTTAATTCATCTTCTAATTTATCTAAACGATATCCATCTCTTGCTAATATCAACCACTCGCCTTGTTTCATTTTTTGTAGTTGTTCTATTGGATGTATGTTTACTTGACCTTTTTCATCACGCGCTGTCCATTCTTTATCTACTCTATCTTTTACACGCTTAATTAATCTATTTGCTTTTGCATGAATAGACTCTGCTAAACGATATGACTTGTTTAAAATTGTTCTTGTGCCTTCCATGTTCATCAAGAACTCTGGTCTTGCACCTGCCCAACGATAGATTGCTTGATCATCATCACCTGCTATATAAACACGCTTTGCTTTTGTAACAACACGTTCAACCATTTTCCATTGCAACCAACTAAGATCTTGTGCCTCATCAATAATAACTACATCAAAGTTTGGCATAAGGTCATAATGTTTCTTGTTAAAATCTACAATCATGTCTGTCATGTCATACTTGTTTCTTTCTCTTTTATAATCAATCAAAGACTTATCTATGTATTTTAATTTTCGTAAACCACCTTCTATGTTTCCTATGTCTGGATTATTAAAATAATTTTCTGGTGTAAGCCCTCTTATCTTTGCACCATCTATTACTTGCATAAACACATCATCTGGAAAACCTGCACCATATGATTTTATATTATTATTTGGATTACTTAATTTTATTTGTGTTTTATCAGAAACTTTTTTGTAATCATCATCACTCATAATATTTTCTTCACGTAAATGTAACTCTCTGTATGCTAAACTATGTAGTGTACGAAAGTTTGAAAACTCTTTTGAGTCATAACTTAATTGTGAAATAGCACGAGCTAATGCTTCGTCTGCCGCTTGATTAGTAAAAGCAAGATAAGCAATCTTATTAGGATTAACTTTATTCTCACTCAACTCTTTTTCTACTATGCGTAGTAAGTGTGTTGTCTTACCTGTTCCCGGTGGTCCAAAGATAATGTTTCTCAAAACGGTGTCTCCTCTCCCATGTCTGGTGTAGAAAATTCATCACTGTTTTTTCTTATCCAAGGTACGTACCAAAGATACGCTGTCTTGCCTTTTATTTTTCTTCTACCATCCCCGCCGTTCAATTTACTTCTTATATGTGCCAACATTTGTGTTGTACTAAAATCTTTAAAATCATTCTTTTTCAAAAACTTCTGCAACCAATCTGATTTAAAATATGCAGTCTCTCTTTTTATTTTACCTTCTTTTTCTTCATATTCTTTTTCTTCAAACAATGCTTTACCCATGTCTATTTCATCTATGTGTTCTGCTATACCTTGGTCTTCTAAGAAACGTTCTAGTAAACTTTCAAATCTACCTGTCTTTGTAATCTCATGTGGCATTTGTATAACTTCAACACTATCTAATAATGCTTGTAGTCTACTATCCCAATCATTAGGTCGCATCATGTTTGGCATTACATTAATTTCATTCATACATGCTTGTCTAAATTTATGTTGATTATATAATTGATCTGTCGACAATTTTAATCTTCTACCGTCTATATTTAAGAACCAAGTCGATTCATCACTTTCATATTTTGTTAAATCACTCACTTGATGTTGAAAGTTATTACCAATACCATACTGTTTACCTCTGCATAAATTCTGTGAGCACACTGCACACATAGGTTGATCTTTACATTTGTATTGATAATCTTTTTTTTCATGTTGTCTTATTGTTTTTAAAACTTGTTGCGCCGGTAATGGTGTTTCCATGTACTTGTAATTAAATTCTTCTACTTTTGTTGACCACTCCTCTGGCCATTTCTTTTTTGCATATACTGCGTATTGATATAATGTATTGTCTCTTCCTCCGGGTGGTATACCTTGTGACATCAATGTTGATAAACACGGAGGTCCATCACTTAGTTCAATATCATTCTTTCTCTTTACTTTAAAATCTTTTAAATCTTTTTCGGTCGTACAATAACGGTCATATAAAGCAAAGAAATCGCTAAGACTACTAGCGCTACCATCGTCGCTAAAGCCATGACGCATAGAATCATCACCACCGTGATAGGGAAGATTAAGAAAGTTTCCAGTATCGCCACGATCTGCTTGTATCTCAATTTGTTTTGGAAATATTTCACAATTTGCATAACCTAATTCTCCTGCCCATTCTTGTAGTTTATCACGAACAAGCTTTGCTTGCACGGGTTCTTTTGTAAATAAAAATACATGTGCACCACCACTTTTTGATCTACACATAACAACTGGTAATTCTAATTCTCTTATCTTTCTCACAATCTTTTTATGATCTAATGGATATGTATCTATATCTATACAGCCCCATATACATTTTGAATCATCGCGTATTGGTATAATACCAAGACTAGGATCTTTACCTTCTATGTGGTCTATCCACAATTGATCTGTAAT